AAGGATAAAAGAATGCCAAATCATAAACCAGATAAACAGAAGAAAAATAAAGCGGCCATTTCAAGGGTCACACCAAAGGTTAAGAAGGTCGTTAAGAAACGCAAGAAGTAAAGATATATGATAGTGAAGAATGCAAACCTTAGCATCGGCAGGTAACGAGGCATGATGGGCAGTCGAGGCGGGCCCGTAAAAACTCTAATAAACATTTCTCACTATCACCAAATTAAAAGGAAGTGGCGCAATTGGCAGCGTACGGGATCTGGAATCCTGTGGTTGTAGGTTCGAGTCCTACCTTTCTTACCAGGAGTGGGCAGATCTGGGTTCGAATCCCAGCAGGCGCGGAGATTTCAGTGTCTGTAGTTTATTGGATAGAATAGCCTACGTTATTAAAGGCCTCGTATCCCAAATGGATAGAGGAGGTGGTTTTAGAAACCACTGGTTGTAGGTTCGAGTCCTACCGAGGCTACCATGAGTGGGGCAGATCTGGGTTGGATTCCCAGTGGGAGATTATGATCTCCTATAGTTCAATGGACAGAACAGCTCCCGTTATATTGAGTTTTCCCGTTCCCGTTCTCACATCAGAAAAAACGGGGGCACCATATACGGTATACATGTATTGTGTACAAGAAACGGAGACAGATGATTTTATACGGACCAACAGGAAGTCATGGACGGATGCTACGTAAAGAGCTAAAGTTCTTTCATACATTGGAAGAAGCTGCCAGATATCAGATCAAGAACTATAGATGTCGACCAGACTGTTATGATCTCTCTGGAGATGAACCGATCTGTATGACATCAGCATTACAGGAACTTACATGTAAACTTAAGGAGGAACATGAGACACAAGAAAGCTAAACCAGTAGTTAACGCAGAACTCTACGGCCAGGGTTACGCAGACTGTAAAGCGGGATGCAACGGTACAGGAAAGACACCCTCATATGATTTGGGATGGATGGACGGTTTCCGCGACCTACATAGCATATCATGGGAACGTAAATACAATGACTGGTCGAAGGATTGAAATACTCACTTCACTACGAACCACAACGAGCAAGCCATGTATTATATGCACGGGATGAACATAACTATTTCGTGTTAGAAAATGGACGTCTGGTCGCAAAGAAGATAAGTAATCCTTGGTGTGTTGCAGAGCCACTTATGTATATCCCTAATCCAGAGGATCTACTGAAAGCCTTAACTGAAGCAAATATAAAATCTCCTGACGGGAACTTCGTTGAGGGTGAATTGAAAGCAACCAAAGAACATTTGGCAGATATGCGTAAACTGGCTTTTAAAAAGAAATAGTGATACAATAGGTCTATGAACGACAAACCCAAACTCCCCACTACATTTGGTGATCACGAGAAAGAGTACTATCTGGATCTCATCGCCAAAGGTCAACTCAAAAATCAAGCAGCCCGCAACGTTGGATTCCATCCTTCCATAATCCGGGACGCTGAAAACTCTGATGAACAATTTAAAGAAGCTCTAATGTTTGCCCAAGAAGAACATTCGGAAATAATAGAACGTACTTTATTGGACCGTGCTATTAATGGTGTTGTCAAAGGAGTATTCTTTCAAGGAGAGAGATGTAATGAGGAAGTTATCTACGATAATAAACTTCTGATCACAGCACTCAAAGCAAACAACCCAGAGAAGTACGGAGCCAAGAAAGAAATCACTGGTAAGGACGGTGGAGCTATTGAGTTTACATTTAAAGGATTCGGGGCCCCGGAATTACCAGACGAGATCCCACAAAAGGTTATAGATAAAATCATGGATGCAGATTTCACCGAGGAGGACGATGATGAAGACGAATAAGGATTACGTAATAGAGGTAGATAAAGAAGGAACGTTGCATACTGTGGGACCGATAATAATGAGACATCCTGAAACAAGAGCTTGCCAATATGAAGTTAAATTTGTAGAAGATAAAGATGAGTGAGTTACACAGATCTATCACTGGCCCACATAAATCAGATATGGAGAATATGGAATGAATACCCCGAAGCCGATATTGAATTCGACCCAAGAACAGGAAAACTTTATCCCATTGAAGGAACAGGAAAACATGATGAAGGAAGTTGAATTCTGGAAGTCTATAGTATTCGGGACATGGTTGTTTGATGAGCTGTAATAAACATAGACCTTTAGTAAAAGGCGATCATCCAACCTGGACAAAGACTGGTCCGAACTCAAGACGTAAATGGATTCCATCTGACTCTAGGCTATATGGAGGAACAATGTCTAAGTGGCGGGCTCTCTTCATTCCAGGTAATTCAGATAACTATGATAAAATCGATTGGTCTAAATGAACAAAGTAGATCTCCCTTATAATTTCGCATCGTATCGACACCAAGAAAGTTTCTTTGGTGCTATGCTGGCCGGTAAGAAACGAGCAAGCCTATGCTGGCATCGTAGAGCAGGTAAAGATTTATGTGCATGGGTATGGGCAATCTACTTCTGTCTGACTACCCAAGGATCTCTCGTCTATCACTGTCTTCCAACTCAGGCCCAAGCCCGGAAAGTCATTTGGGATGGTAGAACAAATGGTGGTGAAGACTTCTTCCACTTCATACCAGAATCTCTCGTCGAAAGAAAACTAAGTAATACGATGATGATTGAATTCAAGAATGGTTCTATCTTACAACTCATTGGATCAGATAACTATGATAGAGTTGTCGGAACAAACCCATCTGGTATTAACTTCTCAGAGTGGTCCCTATGCGATCCAGCAGCTTATGATTATTTCCGTCCCATCCTCCGCGCCAATAAAGAAGACGGTAAGGGATGGTGCACATTTGAGTTTACTGCTCGTGGAAGAAACCATGCCTACAGATCTCACATGGCAGCAATAGAGAACGAGAACTGGTATGCTGAGACAGTCGACGTAACTCAAACAGTCCGGCATGATGGTAAGCCGATTATATCTCAGGAGGATATTGAAGAAGATCGTATAGAAGGTATGGAGGAAGCAAAGATTCAGTCCGAGTACTACTGCTCATTTGATGCTCCTATCGAGGGAGCTTGGTGGGGCCCGGAAATGGTGTCTCTCCACAATTCAAATAGAATTGGCGACCACGTACACGATGCAGAATTACTGGTCCACACAACCTGCGACCTGGGATACGATGATAACTTCACCTGGATATTCTTTCAAACAGTTGGGAAGTCTGTATATATAATTGATTACTATCAGAATTCTAGAGAAGGGCTTCCCCATTATATTAAGATGCTGAAGGATAAGGGTAAAGATAATAAGTACGAATATGGTAAGCACTTTGCCCCACATGATGTCAAACAACATGACTGGACTTCAGATAAGTCGAAACAGGAACGGGCCAAGAAGATGGGCATCAAATTTACCGACCTCCCTAAACTATCGACTGTTGACCAATGTGATGCAGCTCGCGGATTACTGAGATCAAACTGCTTCTTTAATGAGAATACAACATTCAAACTGATTGATTGCCTGACCGGATACTCGAAGAAACGAGATGGGAAGAAAGTGAATGAGGAAGGAAAACCGCTTTATACGGAGAAGCCTGTACATTCATGGCACAGTCATGGGGCAGATTCCTTCAAACTATTGGCCGTATCGCTGAAATATGCTGATGAGAAACGTCGAGCCAGGAGACAGAATCGTCGAAGTAATACTAAACAAGATCCCTATTCTCATAAGCGGGATACATCGAATGTTTACAGGAGCCAAAAATAAGGGTACAATATAGGTATATATACCATATATTGTAAAAGGATCTCAATGGCCATCGCAAATCAATTACCATTCACGGAACAGCCAAAATTAAGAACCCCAAATATTCCAAGTGAAGATGAACGTAAAAAGAAAGAAGCCGAAGAAAAAGCCCGTAGACGAGCAGAAGCTCGACGTGCAGCTTCACAGCAACAAGGTCCTCAAGCAAGTATCATAACCGCAGACTTCACAGGTCAGACAGCAAGACCATCTGCTAAAACCACATTGGGAGGCGCATAATGGCCGGATCAAAACTTGGACTTGAACTCGTCCAGATACACAAACATCTAGAGAATAGACGTTCCACGTGGCAGGACCTGTGGGAAGAATTGGCCGACTACTTTATGCCCGCCGAAGGAGACTTCACAGGAAGTCAGAATCGCGGAGCCCGTATCTATGACAAGATTTTTGATTCAACAGCACGGAACGCTTTAACACTGGCCACCTCTGGTATCTTTGCCAGATCGATGAACCCAGCAATTAAGTGGTTCTTCTTAAAACATTCAGATAAAGAACTACAGGAAGATCCTGATGTTACTCTCTGGCTAGAGGATACTACTCAAACGTTACGGGACACAATCTCATCTCAACTCGCCTCCCAAATGTTCCAGGTTCTTAGGAGCCTTCTGTTATTTGGTACCGGCATCATGTTGATTGAGGCAGATGACGAAAATGGTATACGAGGAAAAGCATTCCCATTGAAGGATGTTGTGATTTCAGAAGATTCATTTGGTGTCGTCCGAGAAGTATATCGTAAGTTCAGACTTAGTCCGGAACAAGCTATCGATAGATGGGGCGATAAAGTAAGCGATCTTATTAGAGAGAAAGCGAACGAGAAGGAAAACATTGGGGCCAGTACAAATAGGGATGTTATATTCCTGCACTGTGTACGACCAAGAAAGAATGCGAATCCTACAGCTGACCTAGATCCAAAGTCTCTTCCTTGGGAAGTAACCTTTGTTGAACAAGCCGGTGGACACGTTATCGAAGAGAGTGGTGATTTTGAGAATCCTTATATCACACCACGATTGGATATCAAAGAAGGTGAATCATATGGACGTGGTCCAGCAGATGAGGCCCTTCCTGATGTACGCTCATTAAATGAATTGCGTTTCTTAAAGATCGATGCTATCAACATGGCGATTCGTCCACCAATGGATATTCCTGAGGACGCATATGTAGATCCTTTCATGATGCATTCCGGAACATTCAACTATAATCAAGATACTTCTGGAAGACTTAAAGCCTCGGCCATACTCTCTGGAGTAGGTGACGTAGGAATTACACACCAGGAAATTCAGGAATTGAAAGCCTCAATCCGCCAGATATTCTTGAATGACCAGTTACAGTTATTGAATGGTGGTGTACAGATGACCGCATTCGAAGTTCAGCACCGCGTAACTCAGAACATGTTCTTCATGGCCCCATGGCTGAGCCACCTCGAACCAGAGATGCTC